CTGCGGGACATGGTGCGGGAAGAATTGGCGGCGCACCTGGCGCAGGTGGTGGCCGAGGTCGAGCGCGTCACGCGCCGGGTGTTTGTGTCCTTCTTCCGGGCGCGTGACGCGGGCGAGGAGCTGCGTGTGGGTGGACCTCTCGACGGACCTTCCGCACCCAGCCCAGACGCTGGGCCACCTGCCCCAGCGTGAACTATGGCGCCGCCAGCATCCGGCGCAGCACGCCTCCGCAGGCGCGGCGGTGTGATGGCAGACCCGGTACCCGGTGAAGGATCCGGGCATGTGCGGGTCTGCTCTCTCCGCTTCCAGCCGCGCCTCTGTAGAGGCAGCGGTGCTGACCGTCGTCTCCTTTCGCGTTGGCCCACGCGCCATGCGCAGATGCGCGCCATCCAGGAGGGCCGCTCGTGCTTCCCATCGTCCGCTGGCCCATCACCTGCCCCTCCTGCCGGGGCACCGCCCCGCTCACCGCCTACGACCTGCGTCAAGGGGCGATCTACACGTGCACCGGCTGTCAGGCCCTGCTGCGGGCCGCCATGTGGCGGACGGAGACGACCAGCAGCGGCCATCTGCGGTGGCTGGTCCCCCTGTCAGAGGAGGGCGCCTCTGCCTGACGGACGACGCCTGAACTTTTCCGCTTGACATGCCTCACACGCTCATTTACCTTCACGCTCGTGTAGGTAGTTCGTAGAGGATACATACATATGAGTATAGTATGTATGTTTCTGATGGAACTACCTGCGTCTACTCCCCGGTAGTTCCATCCTCTACGATCTCCTGTGCATGCCATCAGACTCTCTGAATTACCACACCCGCCGTGTGCCGCCTCACCCCCGGCACACGGATGGGGGACGCTATGCCGCGCACGACCACACGCACGCTCAGGCCCCTGCAACAGCGCTTTGTCGATGAGTACCTCATCGATCTGAACGCGACGCAAGCGGCTATCCGTGCCGGCTATAGTGCGACAACCGCGCGGTTCATCGGCTATGAAAACCTCACAAAACCCTACATTGCCGAGGCCATCGCCGCCCGCCAGCAGGCCCTCCAGGCCGCCTGTGCGGTGACGCAAGAACGGGTGGTGACCGAACTGGCGCATGTGGGCTTTGCCGATATGAGTACCTACATGCGGTGGGGGGGAGATGGGGTGCGTCTGAAGGATTCTGCGAGCCTGACGCCGGCGCAGCGCCGCGTGGTCGCGGAAGTCTCGGAAACGACGACCGAACATGGCGGCACGATACGCCTGAAGCTGCACAATAAGTTGCAGGCGTTGGAAAAACTTGGGGAGCACCTGGGCCTGTGGAAGGGTGCGCAGGCTGACGTCAACCTTACACAGTATGTGCTCACATGGCTGTCCAAATCCCCATCCTAGCGCCGGACCTCCGGCCCTTACAGCAGCAGCTCTTTGATGGGCGCCAGCGCTTTAACGTGTGGGTCTGTCATCGCCGCTTTGGGAAGACCGTGTTGTGCCTCTATGCACTCCTCGATGACGCGCTGCTGAACCAGCGTGTACGACCCCGGTATGCCTATATTGCCCCGATCTATAAGCAAGCGAAAGCCGTGGTATGGGATTATCTCAAAGCCCTTGCGGCGACGGTGCGCGCCTTTGTTCCCAACGAAGCGGAGTTACGGCTGGACCTCCCGAATGGCGGACGTATCCAACTCTTCGGTGCCGATAACCCCGATGCCTTGCGCGGCATGTATCTTGATGGGGTGGTTTTCGATGAGTATGCCCAGATTCGCCCGCGCACCTGGGCTGAAGTGGTGCGCCCGGCACTCACGGATCGCCAGGGTTGGGCCGTGTTCATCGGCACGCCCATGGGCCACAACCACTTTTACGACCTCTACCAGCAGGCGCAGGCCCGGCCCGATTGGTCCACGGCGCTCTACCGTGCTGACGAGACGGGGATTCTGCCTGACGCTGAACTTGACGCCGCCCGCCAGGTGATGGCGCCCGAACAATATGCGCAAGAGTTTCTCTGTAGCTTTGAGAGCGCCCTCGTGGGGTCGTACTACGGCTCCTACCTCGAGACCGCGACCGCGGAAGATCGCATTACCCGCGTGCCGTGGGAACCCCAGACGCCGGTGCACACGAGCTGGGATCTGGGGATCAGTGACGCCACCGCGATCTGGTTCCTGCAACCGGTGGGCCGCATGCTCCACGTGATCGACTACCTCGAAGCCAGCGACCACGGCCTGGAGTGGTACGCGAAAGCGTTGCGCGAGAAGCCGTACACGTACGGCCGGCACTACTTCCCGCATGACATCGAGGCCAGGGACTTTAGCAGTGACGGCCGCACGCGCCTGGCCATGGCCGAGCAGTTAGGCCTGAAGCCCGCCGTGGTGGTCCCCAGGGGCGATGTCGCGGACGGTATTCAGGCCGTGCGTACCCTCTTTCCGCGCTTCGTGTTCGACAGCGAGAAGTGCTACGAGGGCCTCGAGTGCCTGAAGGCGTACCGCCGCGAGTGGAGTGAGACGCGCAAGGCGTGGATGGAGCACCCGCTGCACGACTTTTCGAGTCACGCGGCGGACGCCCTGCGCACCTTCGCTCGCGCCTACCAGGAGGACACGCCTGCGGTGGTCATGCCGCAGCTGCCGCAGGGACCGCCCTGGGCGCGGGAGCGTTTTTGGCGGCAGCACGGGAGAGGACGCTAGGCCATGGCCGACACGACAACGCTCGCTCCGCTGACCAGCGTCGACCGTGAGGCCATTGCGCCTGAGGGCGACGAGCACATACTTGCGACCGCCCTTGCTCGCTTTCGTGCCGCTGCTGATGCTGAGGACGACGAACGGGAACAGCAACTCCACGCGGTACGGTTTCGTGGGGGAGAACATCTGGCGCCGCAGCGTCCTGGCACCGGGGAAGTGTACCAGGCCCCACTCCTCACGGTTGACCGCGTACGCCAGCACGTAAATCACGTCATAAATTCGTATAGAAAAAATCCTCTTTCAATTAGGATTCGGCCGAAATCTGGTGGTGCCACGAAGCACGTTGCAGAGCTGCTCGAAGGACACATCAGAAGCATCGAGCAAGAGAGTGAAAGTTCAATTAGTTATACAAATGCGCTTGATAATGCCGCCTCGGTTGGCACGGGCTACTTCCGCCTGGTGATCGACTATCCCGACCCGTGGTCGTTTGAGCAGACCGTGAAGATCGAGCCGCTCTACAACCGCTTCGCCGTGTTTATGGACTCGGACGCCCGCCATCCGGCTGCCCTCGACGCCAACTGGTGCTTTGTGACCGCCATGATGCAGCGTGATGCCTTCATGGCCGAGCACAACAAACAGCCGCCGTCCGTGGCCGAGTGGGTGGCCCTGGGCAATGACCGCGAGTGGTACACCGGGGATGAAGTCCAGGTGGCCGACTACTATTACCGCACCTGGGAGCGCGCCGAACTTGTCCGTATGCCCGATGGCACGGTGCTGCCCACGACAGGCCTCGACGACCTCGACCCGACCTGGCCGAAGCGGATCACCCGTATCCCGCACGTGTGGTGGGTACAACTCTGCGGCCACGCCATCCTCGCCAAGGAACGCTGGAAGGGCGCCTACATTCCCGTCATCCGCGTCGAGGGCGACCGCCTCGTGCTGGACGGCCAGATGCAGCGCACCGGCATGGTGCAGGCGAGTATGACGCCCGCGCTCGCCTATGATTACTTTTTCAGTGCCCAGACCGAAGCGATTGCCCTCGCGCCCAAAGCCCCCTGGCTCGTCTACGCGGAGCAAATCGCCGGCTATGAGCAGTACTGGAACCGCGCCAACGATGCGTATCAGCCGTACCTCCTGCACAAGGCCGTCAGCATCAATGGTCAACTCTTGCCCCCGCCCCAACGCGCCACGGTTGAGCCAGCCATACAAGCCATAACAGCCGCGCTGGGCACGGCAGACGAAGCGATACGCGCCTCACTCGGGATGTACGCGCCGAGCGTGGGCCAGCCCCAGGGCGATCAGAGTGGGGTAGCCATTCGCACCGAGAAGATCACCGGCGATCAGGCGACGTACAACTACCCCGATAATTTGGCCTGGAGTATCCGTGCCTGCGGGATTCAGTTGGTCGACCTCCTCCGCAAGCTGCACGCCGGCCCCACGGAGCTGCGCCAGGTGGCCACGGATGGGCAGGTCAGCATGGCGAAGGTGAACCAGCCGATTCGGCAGGAGGACGGCAGCGAGCAGCAGCACATGCTCGGGCAAGGGCACTATGACGTGGTGGTCGATGCCGGTCCTGCGTTCTCGACGCAGCGCGAAATGGCGGTTGAGAAGTTAGGGATACTCGCCACAGCCCAGCCTGACTTAGTGCCCTTTTTTGCTGATCTGTGGGCTGGGAATATGGATGTGGCCCATTCAGAAGAGATTTCGGCCCGCTTAAAGACTGCGGTTCCGCCACAGGCGATTGCTGCCACCCAGGATAAAGACCCGGAAACCCGCGTCGCACAGTTACAAACTCAACTCCAGCAATTGGGAACGCAGTTCCAACAACTTCAGCAACAAATGCAGCAGGATAAAGTCACGCAGGACGCTGCTGTTCAGCAAGTGAAGCTTTTAGAACAGCAAGTAGCCACATCACAAGCCCGCCTCGCAGATAAGCAGCAGGAAAATCAATTAGACGCTCAGAAAAATCAGCAGGCCCACGAGTTTAACATGGCCAAGTTGCACCTGGAAGAACAGAAGCTCCTCATGGAGATGGCCCAGATGCAGCAGCAGGCTGTGAACGGGGCAGGAGTACCCCATGCCACCGATTGAAGCCTACACGATCTCGGAACAGGACGGGACGCATATCCCGGTGAGTACGGGTGACGGTTCGACCCGTGGCACGGGCGTGCAGGACGCTGCCGCACCGGCCCAAACCGAGCCGCCTGCTGTCAATGGAGCCCCAGCACCTCCACAGGCTTCTCCTCCCCCAGATTCGGGCTTGGCGGCGCCGGACGCGGGGGAGGGGGAGACCGATCTCGACGAAGCCGCCGCCATGACTCCCGAGGAGTTTGCCGCCTCACGCCGCCGCATCAACCAACTCAATGGCCGTTGGCGTGCTGAACAGCGTCGCCGCGAAGCCGACCAGCAGCAGCACCAACGCGAGCTCGCCGAAGCCAACGCCAAGCTCGATGTCGTCACCCGGCTCTTGCAAGGGGCCGCGCCTGAGCTGCCCCAGACGCCCACGCAGCCCACAGGAGCGCCGCAGGCCGAGCAATTTGACTCGCACGACGCCTACGTCCGCGCTGCAGCCCGCTACGAGGCGCAGCAAGAGTTGCAGGCGCGCGATCAGCAGACGCAGGCGCAGCGCCAGCAGGAACAGATACGCCAGATGCAGCAGCAGCTCATGGAGCGCGAGGCGGCCTTTAAGCAGGCCCACCCGGATTTTGACGACGTGGTCCGGAGTGGCTTAGCCGGGAGGGTCGCCCCGCATGTCCAGCAGGCCCTGATGCTGCTGCCCGAGGGACCGGCCCTGGCCTATCAGTTGGCGCAGCAGCAGGACCTCGTGAGTCGCCTGAACACGCTGCCGCCGCCGCTGGTGTTTGCGGAACTGGGCCGGCTCATGCCGGGGTCGCTGGTGCCAGGCGCGCACGGCAGTGCCCCCGCCGGCACGCCCCCCGCGCCGACGAATGGGCAGGCCCCCACACCACCGTTGCCGGAGCCCATGCGACCGGTGGGGGGGAACGGGAGTGCGCCGCCGCCGGCCTTTCGAGAGGGGATGTCCCTCGCCGACTATAGACAGATGCGTGCCCGCAGGCAGGGGACACGCTAAGGACCATTGCCGCCAGACGATGCCGCCACTGCACACACCGTGCAAGGCTACGCCGCCATGATCTACAACTACTCGTGCCGCCTAGATTGGTGCTATTGTGGCGAACAACACCCTCTTGACGATTGGCGCTATTACCTACGAATTGCTTGACTGTTTCGAGAATAACCTCGTGTTCTGCAAAGGGATCATGCGGCAATACTCCAGCGAGTTCGCGGTTCCTGGGAACAAAATAGGGCCGACCCTGAACATTCGGCTCCCGGCCCAACTCCGCACCACGAGCGGCCCAAACCTCCAGGCGCAGGACTATGAGGAGCAGTTCGTGCCCCTGACGATTGACCAACAAGAGCACGTCGATCTCCAGTTCAGTTCCTTCGAGATGACGCTCAGTTTGGACGATTGGCGGCGGCGCATTGGCCGACCCTCCGGCATTGTCCTGGCGAACAAGGTGGACGCCTTTGGCCTGGCGCAGTATTGGGCCATCCCCAACGCGATCATCTCGCCGCCCTCCTCGCCCACGGTGAGTAAGTGGAAGGCCTACCTCCAGGCGAAGGCGATCCTGGCCGACAACGGGACGCCCGAGGATGGGACCTGGCGGGCGATACTCAACCAGTGGGAGGAAGTTGAGGTCGTCAATGAACTCAAAGGGCTCTTTCAGTCGAGCGAGAAGATTAAACAACAGTATGAGCGCGGCGTGATGGGGACCAGCGGGGGCCTCGATTGGTTCTCCGATCAAAATGTGGCCGTGCATACCAGCGGGCCGTTAGGTGGAGCCCCCCTCCATGCCACGACCGTCGCCGGCGGCGCGAGTATCACCGTCACGGGCTTTACGGCCGCGGCGGCCCTGCGCGCGAACAAGGGCGACATCTTCACCATGGCGGGCGTCAATGCGGTCAATCCCGTCTCCCTGGCGAGTACGGGCAAGCTGCGCCAGTTCACCGTCACGGCTGATGTGAACAGCGCCGCTGACGGCACGGCGACCATCCCGATCTCCCCGCCCATCATCGGGCCAGCCACGCCGGCGAACCCGCGCCAGACGGTGGCGGCCCTGCCCACGGGGAACCCGCCGCTGACCTTTCTCATGACGGCCAATACGGCCTATTATCAAAACCTCGTGCATCAGGAGCAGGCGTTTGCGATGGCCATGTGCCGCTTGCAGGAGCCCTTTTCAGGTCAAAGTGCGTATGCCGTCGATAGTGATGTCGGCGTGGCTATTCGTACCTGGAAAGCGTCTGATATCTCGACGGACATGCACGCGAGTCGCGCCGACGAGGCCTTTGGCTTTGCCGTGACGCGGCCCCAATGGGCAGTACGTGTCCTTTCAACAGTATCAGGTACCTAGTATGGCGAACACCATCTTAACATCTGGCGGCCTGGTCTCGGCTCCCGAGCCTGACCCGCCGCCCCCAGGAGGTCCCCCGATGGCTGAGGAGTTGACCTTTCCAAAATGGTACTTTTCTTCCCAGAATGTTGGCGGCGAGAATTACGGCGGCCGCCTGTTTGAGACGAAGGAAGAATTTGACGCGGCGGGTGGCCAGGCGGTGTGGAAATGCACCCCACAGGAAGCCGAAGCGGCCGCGCTGGAGCCGCCCGTGCCCCCCGATCCGCCACCAGGCGGTGAGGATATGGGCTCTACGGCCCCCCCACGCCCCCCGAGCAGGAGGTAGCCATGAACATTCACGAAACGCGTAGCGTATCCTGTCTTGTCGAGGCGGCCCTGGTGTCGCCCGTCTTTCTCCCCCTGGCTGACCTGCCCGCCGGCGTCCAGCTGATCCCGAGCCAGTGTACGCTGACTATCACCGGGGCACCCAGCCCGCTGGAATGCGCCGTGCAGCTCTGCGCTCCGGGCACCGAGCGCGGCGATCCGGGCACGGCCGTGTTCCAGACGGGGCCGCGCCTGGTGGCTACCGACGGCGAGGCGTTTGCGCTGACGGGCAGTGTGCCGCCGCTCGACGCCGGCGGGGTGCTCGGGCTGGCGATCCCCACGCAGGGCGCGCCCGCCGGGGCGAAGGTCAAGGGGACGCTCTCGCTGGTGCGCTAGGAGGGCGTATGCCAACGATATACGCGAGGCAGCCGTGCACAACAGCGTTAAGACTTTTAGGGGTTGCGGCGGCAGAGCAGCCGATCGATGCCGACCAAGCCGACCGCGCTTTGTCCGCGCTGAATAGCCTTCTTGACGCGTGGTCGACGGACAACCTCCTCAGTTGGACACGGCCAAAAATCCCATTGGCCCTTCTTCCAGGCCAGCAGGTCTACACGTGGGGGGACACCGTGCCCCCCTGCGACATCCCGGGCATTCCCCCCGTGCGCCTCGACCTGTGCCTCTTGGATATTGGCGGGGAGCCCGTGCAGGACTGGCAGGTCACGGTGCTCGACCAGGACCAGTATCAGACCTCCGTGTGGCTCAAGGCCATGCCATCGACCTACGTCGAGTACGTGTATCTGGAGGATACGCAGCCGGTAAAACTGTTGTACGTGTGGCCGGTGCCGCACTACCCCGGCACCACGCTGCAGCTCCTGCCGTGGCCGGCACAGCCGCAGTA